GTCAGTACTACGCACTTATACAGGACATAGGTTCTAACGGTCTTATCAACAGAGACGTACAAGGTACAGCATTACAGTCAGGTAATGGAATCATTGAAATTGCAGGCATCAAGATCTACAAGTCAATGAACATCCCATTCTTATCTAAGCATGGTGTAGCTTACGGCGGAACTACAGGTGAGACATCTCCTTCTAACTTAGGTTCACACGTTGGTACAGCTATTGCTGACGGTAGAGCTTCAGTTGATGGATTAAACAACAACTACGGTAACGCTACTGACTTCAATAAGTCATGTGGTTTGATCTTCCAGAAAGAGGCAGCCGGAGTTGTAGAGGCTATTGGACCACAGGTACAGGTTACATCTGGCGACGTATCAGTCGTTTATCAGGGTGACGTAATCCTTGGAAGACTAGCTATGGGAGCAGATTTCCTAAACCCAGCAGCAGCAGTTGAACTATATGTTGGAGCAACAGCACCAACAGCATTCGGTACAACATACCCTGCAAACGCTTAATTTTTATTTTTTATACGGGAGCTTCGGCTCCCTTTTTTTTATCTATGACTACTCAACTAGCAACCGATACCGAACTATCCGCAGTTAATTCTATCTTGGGTAGCATTGGTCAATCTCCAATAACATCTTTAAATCTTACTAATTTACAAAATCCAGAAATATCAATGGTTCACAACATATTGATGGAAGTAACTAAAGATGTACAAAATGAGGGCTGGCATTTTAATCAAGAAGAACACTGTCCAAAATCTCCAGATGCTAATGGACACTTTTTGATACCAAATAACTATTTAAGATTCGACGTACACGACGGACTTTATGACAGAACTAGAGATGTTGTAAAAAGAAATGGAAAACTTTACGACAAAGTAGAACACACTGACGTTTTCTCTGGTGAACTATATTTTGATATTACTTATTTGTTTGACTTCGAGGATATCCCTTCAGCAATACAACGCTACATAATAGCTAGAGCTTCAGTTAGAGCAGCTACACAAGTTGTTTCTAATCAAGAATTAGTACAGCTACTACAATTAGAAGAAGCAAAAACTTTAGCATCTGCCAAAGAATACGATTGTGAACAAGGAGATCATACCTTCTTTGGATTTCCACATGAAAGTAATTACAGATCTTATCAACCTTACAAAGCACTTATTAGATAATGGCAAACGTTACACAAACTATTCCAAATTTAACTCAGGGTATATCGCAGCAGCCTGATGAATACAAAGTTCCGGGTCAAGTTTCTGACATGATTAATTGTCTACCTGACGTTACATCTGGTCTACAAAAAAGACCGGCTGGAAAGTTTGTGGCATCTTTGTCTGACAATGCGAATGCAGGATTAAATTCAACGACTAATGGTAGATGGTTTCATTACTACCGTGATGAAGGTGAACAATACATAGGACAAGTAGCACAGAATGGTGAAGTCCGTATGTGGAATTGTTTAACAGGAGCACCACAAACCATAGTTAATGCAATAGGAAACAATACATATTTAACACACACTGCTGACGAAGATATACAAACGCTTACTCTTAATGATTTTACTTATATAAATAATCGTACAAAAACTGTAGAGATGGATTCGACTATCGAACCTCTCAATAATTTTGGTAAAGAAGTTTTTATTGAATTAAAAAAAATATCTTATGCCAAACAGTATGCACTAAATGTTTTTGATGATACTTCAACTCAAACCACAACAACAGCTACAAGAATAAAAGTAGATATGGTTAGATCCAGTAACAATTACTGTGCATCTAATTACTACATGTTGCCTCACGCAGACAGAGGTCGTGGTGTTGGAACTGGAGGAAATACTAGATGTGGTGAACCAGCAGGAGAAGGAAGAGATGCTTTTGCACCTAACGTAGGTACCCGTATTTTTAATGTAGATAGTGGTATAGCTCTTGTAGATGACAATGCCGTAGGAGGAACAATATTAGTAGACGGTAGCACCTCACCAGTTACAACTGCTCAATCAGATCAAAGTTATGCTTACAACGTATATATCTATGGAAAAGCTTTTGGAGGAACTTACACAAAAAGCGGTACCACAATAACTGTTACGACATCTACAGCACATGGATTAACAGCCGGTACTTCAATGTATTTTGATTTCACCGTTGGAACTACACCCGATCAATTTGCAACTGTTTCTTCTACAGGTCTTACTGCAACACAATTTCAGTTCACTGCAACGAATGACCCTAACTCAATACCAAACTCAGGTAATGTAAATTCTTCAAGATATCAATTACCTGATAGAAAAGATCTTTTCTTTAAAATAGCTACTACTGGTCAATCAGTACCTTTTGGTTCTGGTTCTAACGTTACATATCAAGCTAGATACACTACAACATTCGATCTACTGCATGGTGGACAAGGTTGGCAAGAAGGTGATTTTTTCTATGTATGGATGAAAGATGCTTTTTATAAAATAACTGTTGAAGCAATTGCTACTTCTAATGTTCAAGCAAATTTGGTTTTAGCTAGACCTTCACCAACACCATTTGATACACAAACTACTATTACTGGTGACAGTATCCTTGGTGATATAAGAACAGAAATATTAGCGGCTACAGATGCAAATGGTGTTCCGCATTTCCAACCCGGTGATGTAACTATCGTAGGTACTGGATTACATATAAAAAGAACTGGAGATAATTTTAATGCGTCTACACCTGTAGGTGAACTTCTAAATGTTGTTTCTGGAAAAGTAAATGATGTAGGAGATTTACCATCTCAATGTGTACATGGAATGGTTGTTGAAGTTGTAAATAGCGAAGCTGAACAAGACAATCATTTTGTAAAATTTTTTGGTAAGAAAAAAGCTGATGGTACATACATGGATGGTCAAGGTTCATGGGAAGAATGTGCTAAACCGGGAAGAAAAATAAGATTTAAAAGAGATACAATGCCAGTGGTTCTTATTAGAACACCTGATGGTAATTTCAGACTTACTGAATTGGACGGTGCAACTTACGGAATATCTTCCTTACAAGATGCAGCTACTTTTACATCTACAACTTCTAACGATACAGTTACTATTACTAGAACTAATCATGGTTTTATTGACGAACAACTGGTCAATATTGAAAGTGCTAATTTAACAAATGGACAATTTGAAATTAAATTAATAGACGCTAATACGTTTAGTTATGAGTCTGCTGCTAATGAAGGAAATCATACTAATGAAGCTTGTACAGTTGGAGATGGACATTCTGCACCTCAATGGGATGACGCTCTAGTAGGTGATGAGGTAACTAACCCTGAACCATCTTTCGTAGGGAAACATATCAGTAAAATGCTGTTTTTTAGAAACAGATTTTGCATGCTTTCTGATGAAAATATAGTCATGTCTCGTCCCGGAGACTTTACTAATTTCTGGAATAAGTCAGCTATACAATTTATAGCTAGTGACCCTATTGATATATCAGCTAGTTCAGGATATCCAGCAGTTCTACATGATGGCATCCAAACAAACACAGGTTTAGTTTTATTTTCTTCTAATCAACAATTCATGCTGACTACTGATAGTGATGTATTCAGCCCTACCACCGCTAAGATAAATGCTCTTTCTACTTACAACTTTAATCCTGCTACAAATCCTATATCTCTGGGCACAACTATTGGGTTCTTAGATAATGCTGGTAAGTTTTCCAGATTTTTTGAGATGGCTCAATTACAAAGAGAAGGTGAACCTGAAATTATTGAACAGAGTGCAGTTGTTGCAAGGTTATTTGAAAAAGATTTACAACTTATATCTAACTCCAGAGAAAACTCAGTTATTTTCTTTAGTTCAGAAGATACTACAACTATGTATGGTTATAGATATTTTGACAATATTAGAGAAAGAAAATTAGCTTCATGGTTTAAGTGGGAAGTAACAGGCAATATTAAGTATCACTGTATGCAAGACGATAACTTATTTATAGTTGTCGAAAATAATAACAAACATCAACTATTAAGGTATGCGATAAAAGTCGATGCTAGTACTGCTTTGATATCAGGAAACAGAGTACATCTAGATCATTTGATGGAAACTACTGGTTGGACATATAATCCTACAACTAAAAAATCTACTAAAGCTAAACCTGTTGGGTTGGAAAGCACTAACCAGTTAGTTGCTTACGACGAAGATACAGGTAACAACTTAGGTAGATATGGTCTCATAACTGTTAATGGTTCTAA